CCCAGGATTTAGTAGATTTGGTGCTTACCGTGGTGTTGGTTCTGGTGGTGTATTTGTTTCAACAGGATTCAAACCAGCATTTGTAATCATTAAACCATATAGAACTTCATCCAATCCAACCACTGGTTGGAGAATCTTTGATAATAAGAGAAACTCATTTAATAACAATGGCGCACACTTAGCTCTATATGCTGATCGTGGACAGACTGATAATGAAGTTACTCAAAATGGTGTCGACTTTATGTCCAATGGATTTAATGTAAACTCTGTAGGTGCAGGTGATCAAAATATTGCTGGAGATGGAATGACATATATTTACATGGCATTTGCTGAAACTCCGCAACAGACTGCCAACGCTGTTTAATAAAAGCCCCACTTCGGTGGGGTTTTTTACTTGCAACCCCAGATTCTAAAACGAATAAATAAGAGGTATAGAATTTACGGGATTCCAGAATGGCAACTATTAGTAATCTTTATGTGGACGCTGGAGCGACATATAGTAATATTATCACAGTAACAGCTTCTAATGGTCAGGCACTCGACTTGACCAGCTATACTGTTGCCTCACAACTAAGAAAGTCCTATCAATCTAGTACAGTGTATGCATTCACAGCCAGTGTCTATGATGCTGCAAATGGAAAAATCCGATTACAATTGACAAATACTCAATCTGAAGCCATTCCTGCGGGAAGATGGTTATATGATGTGGAGATCACTTCTCCTTCTGGTACAAAAACTAGAGTGGTAGAAGGAATTGTTACAGTAAACCCACAAATTACTCAAATATAATATGGCAGATATTACAGCAGTCGTAACACCTAATGAGGCATTAACAGTTGCAGTGTCTGAGGGTACGTTTGTACTCAACACTTCAACTAATTTGGCTAATCCAGCCGTAGTAGAATCAATTTCAAACATTGTAGATGTCGATACAACTACTAAAATTAATGGATCATTATTAGTCTACAAAACAACAACAAACAAGTGGACATCCACCACCACCCTCGATGCGCAAAACATGGAAGGTGGAGAATTTTAAGATGACTGTTCCTTATACATATTTACTAAAACATACACCCACTGGTAAAGTATACTATGGGTGTAGATTTGCAGAAGGATGCAATCCTTCTGAGTTTTGGGATACGTATGAGACTAGTTCAAAATACGTAAAACAATTAGTTGAGGAGTATGGTAAAGATTCTTTTTCATTTGAAATCAGAAAAGTTTTTAATGATAAAATATCTTGTAGAATTTGGGAAACTAAAGTTCTTAAAAGAATGAAAGTTATAGACAGAGAAGATTTTCTGAATATGACTGATAATATTAGTATTTCTTCTGAAGCTGCTGCTAAAGGTAGAAAAGGTAAGTTTGGAATGTTTAAAAATTCTCAAAAACAAATAGATGCTATAAAGAAAGCAAATACTGGTTCAAAGAGAAGTGAAGAAGTTAAAAAGAAGATGTCAGAATCCCAAATGGGTAGAGATGCTTGGAACAAAGGTATCCCGCATTCTGAAGAAACAAAACAAAAGATGGCAACTGCTAGAATTGGTAGAAAACAACCAAAACACTATGCAGATAAAATGCGTGCTGCACTAACAGGTAGAAAACTGTACGCTAATAAATTAGGACAAAAGAAATTCTGTTTCCCAGGTACTGAACCTGCAGGGTTTTATAAAAATAATTAGGAGAAATAAATGGCTTCAGTAATCCGCATAAAAAGATCGTCAGTATCTGGTAATCCCGCAACGCTGGGTGCTGGTGAACTAGCGTACTCAGCACTAACCGACAACGGATCAAATGGTGGTGACAGACTATACATTGGTATAGGTGCAGAAACTGCTGGTAATGCAGTAAACCACTTTGTTATCGGTGGTAAATATTTCACCGACATGTTGGATCACACTCCAGGTACGCTAACTGCGTCATCTGCGATTGTTGTTGATGCCAGCAGTAAAATTAATAATCTTAATGTTGGTAACTTAACTCTTACTGGTAGCACTAATACTATCAGTTCAACAGATACCAATGGTAACATTGTTTTAACTCCAAATGGTACTGGTAAAACAGTTCTTAATAATCCATACATTAATGGTACAACAGACACTCTTGCTGAGTATATCTACGATACAGTTGGCGGTGCGATTACTGGTACTGCAAATCAAATTAGTGTTACTAACTCTGATGCTGGTAATACTTCTACCGTTGCTTTAATTAATACTGCAGTAACTGCTGGTTCTTACGGTTCTGCAACTGCAATACCTACGTTCACTGTTGATGCACAAGGTCGTTTAACTGCTGCAAGTACAGCAAGTATCTCAACAACTCTCGCTATCGCTGGCGACACTGGAACAGATTCTGTTGCTCTTGGTACAGATACAATCACTTTCGTTGGTGGTACTGGTATTACCTCTGCCGTTGCTGCAGTTGGTGCTGCAACTAGCGTAACTTTTGATATTGATTCAACTGTTGCCACACTAACTGGTACCCAGACTCTTACTAATAAGACAATCTCTGGCGCAAGTAATACTCTATCTAATATTGCTAATAGTTCTCTTACTAATAGTTCTGTTACTATTGGTAGCACATCAATTAGTCTTGGTGCTACATCTACTTCACTTGCTGGTTTAACATCAGTAACTTTTGCTGGTTCTACTTCTGGAACTACTCAGGTTCTATCTACTGCAATCGCAGGAACCAGTGTACTGACATTACCAGCTGCAACTGATACGTTGGTTGGTAAAGCAACTACAGATACTTTCACTAATAAGTCTATCTCTGGTTCTACCAATACTCTTTCAAATATTGCCAATGGGTCACTCACAAATAGTTCTGTTACTATCGGTTCAACTGCAGTATCACTCGGTGCCACAGTAACTACGTTTGCTGGTTTAGCATCTGTTACATCTACATCTTTTGTAGGTGCTTTAACTGGTAATGCTTCTACTGCTACTACTCTTCAAACTGCTCGTACAATTAACGGCACATCGTTTGATGGTTCTGCCAATATTACCGTAACTGCTGCAGCTGGTACATTAACTGGTGCTACTCTTGCTTCTGGTGTCACTGCTTCTAGTTTAACAAGCGTTGGAACTATCGCAACTGGTGTTTGGCAAGGTACTGATGTTGGTGTTCTTTATGGTGGTACTGGAACTTCTGATGGTTCTATCACTGGTACTGGCGCACTAACTTTTACTGCTGGTGGTTCAAATACAAACGTAAACCTAGTTCCAATTGGTACTGGTATTGTTGATGTTGGTGGCAAGCGTGTTGGTAATGCTGCAGATCCTACTCAGTCTACTGATCTAGCCACTAAGGCATATGTTGATGGTCTTGCCAATGGTTTAGATGTTAAACAATCTGTTAAGGCTGCATCTACAACTGCTCTTACTGTTACTTACTCAAACGGATCTTCTGGTGTTGGTGCTACATTAACTAACGCTGGCACTCAGGCTGCACTAACTCTTGACTCTATTGCTCTTTCTGTTGGTGATCGTGTTCTTATTAAGAATCAAGCATCTGGTTTACAGAATGGTGTTTACACTGTTACAACAGTTGGTACAATTTCTACAAACTGGGTACTTACTCGTGCCACTGACTTCGATAACTCTCCAGGTACTGAAGTTGGTCCAGGAATATTCTTCTTTGTTGAACAAGGTACAACACAGGCTGATAATGGTTATGTAATTACAACTGATACAGCAATCACTATCGGTACTACTGCGATTGACTTTGTTCAGTTTTCTGGTGCTGGACAAATTACTGCTGGTGCTGGTTTAACTAAGTCTGGTAATACATTAGACGTTGTTGGTACTGCAAACCGTATTAGCGTTGCAACTGATTCTATTGACATTGATGCTGCTTATGTTGGTCAAACATCTATTACTACTCTTGGTACTATCGGTACTGGTACTTGGCAAGGCACTATTGTTGCTGGTCAATACGGTGGTACTGGTGTAAATAATTCTGGTAAAACAATCACTCTTGGTGGTAGTTTTACACATACTGGTGCGCATACACTCGGTTTAACGACTACTGCTAATACTTCTGTTACACTTCCAACTACTGGCACTCTTGCTACATTAGCTGGTACTGAAACATTTACCAATAAGACTTTAACCAGTGCAAACTTAACAACACCTGCTATTGGTTCTGCTGGTTACACAGTTGCTGGTTCTTCTTCAGGAACAACAACGATTGTTGCAACTGCAGCTGCATCTGGTACACTAACTTTACCTGCTGCAACTGATACATTAGTTGGTAAAGCGACTACTGATACTCTTACTAACAAGACATTAACATCACCAACAATTAATGGTGGTGCGTTATCAGGAACATTTACTGGAAGTTTTACTGCTTCTGGTGTACCTACATTCTCCAATACGACTGATGCATCTAGCACTACTGCTGCTGGTGTTATTATGTCTGGTGGTCTTGCTCTTGCAAAATCAATGTATGTTGGTATCAATATTACTGGTGCTGGTGCAGCTACTTCAACTCTCGATGGCTTCAATATCGATGGTGGTACTTACTAATAAATAAGTAGTAGGGAGTTTTTACTCCCCTTTCTTTGTTTCCTTTTTTAAGGTTTGGGTATGGCGAATAAGGTTCTTCTTAAGAAGTCCTCAGTTGGGGCACGAGTTCCAACTACGAGTGACTTAGATTACGGTGAGTTAGCATTAAACTACGCTGACGGAAAACTGTATTACAAAACTTCAAGCAACACCATTAAAAGTTTCACAGAAGATACTTCTGTTGTAACACTTACTGGCACCCAAACCCTTACCAACAAAACACTAACATCACCGACTATTAATAGCGGTGCATTATCTGGCACTTTCTCTGGTGCAATTACCCTTTCCGACACAACGGCATCATCTTCAACCACTACTGGTGCACTGAGAATTGGTGGCGGTCTAGGTGTAGCTGGTGCAATCTATGCAGATCAGATTCGTCTAACGAATAATGGTGCTGGTACCAACGTATACGTTGGCGATGATGTAGTTTTAGGTGATATAAACCAAGCAAACACTCTTGGAATTAGAGGTATACAAGATGCATCTCAAGGTTACATCGTATTCGGTAATGCAAACAATACAGCCTATATTGGTCGTTCTGGAACAAATCCACTTCAAGTAACTGGTCAATTTAAAGTTGATTCTGGAACTGTTACTGGTGCATCTGCAGTTGCTATGCAAATTGCTGGTTATGCTAATAAAGGTGGTACTGGTTATCACGATTTCCTTAGCGTAACAAATGGTTATGGTTCTGCTACAAACGCAACTAAGTGGTTTCGTTTAAACAGCACTGGTGCACTAGAGATTATCAACAGTGCATATACTGCAAATATCTTTACATTAACAGATGCTGGTGTAGTTTCTTTTGGTGGCACGGCATTTCCTAACACTCAAGGGACTAATGGATATGTTTTAACAACCAATGGGGCTGGTACAGCAACATGGTCTAGTATTAGTGG